CTAGGGCAGCCAGGCGCCAAGCACCACTCCGATAATCGCGTACTCATCGGCATTCAGCGCCGGGCAATCCGGCATGCACCCCTTAAGCCATCGATGTCCTGCTTCCTCAACATACTTTCTAAAGGTGAGCTCAGCATTGTCGCAGCGTTTCGCTATCACCTTGTCGCCGGAGACGAGCTCGGTTATGCCGGCCGCAGTGGGTTCGACAAGTATCAAGGCGCCCTTCGGGTAATTGGCGCCGGTAGAGCCACTCATCGTGTCATCCCGCACGGGCAGCCAGTAGGCCTGAACGCTGCACTGCACCATCGCCGGGTAGTGGACGGCCGTCCCTTTGTTCAGCTGTTCGTGAGACAACGGCAGTGTCCACGCCAACAGCGGCAGCGTTTTACCCGGGGCCTGCGCGGCCTTCTTCCTGGCGGGGCGTAGCCCGGTTTGCTCCAGGCCGTCCAGCCAGCCGATTTGCACGGCGAAGTACTGTTCAATCCTTCGCGCCATATCGCCACTGATGCCTTTTTTTCCTTTCTTGCCCGACGGGTAGAGCAGGCGAGAGACATAGTCAGCTGCAATGCCGAGCGCCTCGGCAAGGCGCTTTTGGCCTCCGACGCCGAGGTTGTCGATCAGGATGATCAGGCGCTCTCGCCGCATCTCCTGCAGGTGCAATTTTTGCTCGTTTTTCATGAGGCCATCGTACCTAAATTTAGCTGCAGGTAAATGGCTTTTCGCTATTGAAAAAAAGATACCTCTGGGTATACTTGATACTGTTTATTTATACAGTATTTGGTGCGGCATTCCTCGGCGAGCACGCCGAGCAGCACAACGGCTCGACCGACGTCGGTAAGCGACATGGAGCCCTGGCGATGTGGGAAACGCCCAAAGGAGGTGGAAGCATGAGAGATATGAATGAAGTGTTGGAGCGATGGGGCGTATGGGCCAGGGATAACAGCGGCATTGATTATTCCCCCATTGCCGCCGGATTCAAAGGGCTGTTGTCCTATAAATCGAATGGCGAGCTCTCCTGCTGCGATGATGACGGCCTGGTGATCGACGGTTGCGTGGGCAGATTGAAGAAATACAAACCCGAAGAGTTCGATCTCATCATTGCCCACCATGTTTATGGCATATCTCTGCGCAAGATTGCCCTGAAAAGGAAATGTTCAGACGGTACGATACGTAAAGAGATGCAAACGGCGGAGGGATTTATCGGTGGATGCCTGGCGATGCTGGATATAACGTTGAGTATGGATCGCTGAAAAGGCTGCCGTTGAAATTGAAGAGGGCTTATTTTTCGCCTCCTAATGATATAAGGAATAATAAGGGCGAGTAAAATATCTTGCGCGTCGCCATAATTAAAAAAAGCTCACGCGTACGCAAATAAGCCGGTAATATGATAAAACTGAGTCGTTGCCGGCGCCGCCGCACGATAGATAAACCTCGCTCCGGCGGGGTTTTATTTTTTTTATCATAAAAGACTCTCGCGTACGCAAATAAGCCGGTAATATGATAAAACTGAGTCGTTGCCGGCGCCGCCGCACGATAGATAAACCTCGCTCCGGCGGGGTTTTATTTTTTTATCATAAAAGACTCACGCGTACGCAAATAAGCCGGTAATCTGATAAAACTGAATTGTTGCCGGCGCCGCCGCACGATAGATAAACCTCGCTCCGGCGGGTTTTTTCATTTTTAGCCTCCTTGTCAAAACGGTCAATCACTCACTGAATAATGACTGTCGTTGAATGACCACGACGGGAGGCTAATCCTTCTTCTTTATAAAACAGCGCAATCTTATTTATCTGCCCAGGCTCAGCAGAGCGAATAAGCCATTTTCAACAGCGTAAATGGCCGCTTTTTAAATGGAACAGGAATGACGGGGAGAAGCGCCGCATTTAGCGGCTCTTTTCCATGACTCCCGAAGATCGGGCTATGCCCCGGCAAGGGGAGGGTGATGATTATGCCTTGGAAAAATGAACCAAACATTCTTTCAATGCTGCTTGCTTTCGGCATGACGTTGCTGGGGGCGATCGCCAGCTATTCCTTCAAGGTCTTGAACGGCGAAACCTTTAGCTGGAGGACGCTGTTCTTGCAGCTGTTCGTTTCTATTTTCGCCGGTTTGACCATGGTGATGATTGCGCTGCATTACGACTGGCCTTCGGAGGTGATGGGCGGCGTATGCGGCATGGCGGGGTGGTCGGGAGCATCGCTGATCAAGGCATTGGAACGCCGATTTCTCAATAAAGCGTCAGGAGGAAACCATGAAGATAAGTGACGATGGCATAGCGCTGATCAAGCGTTTCGAAGGTTTGCGATTGCAGGCTTATCAGGACTCGGTCGGCGTTTGGACCATCGGTTACGGTTGGACCCAGCCGGTCGCAGGACGAAAAGTGGGTGCCGGCATGGCGATCGATGCCGCAACGGCCGAGCGTTTGCTGCTGTGCGGTATCGCCCAATTCGAACAGGGCGTCGAACGGCGGGTGGCGGTGACGATCACGCAGGGGCAGTTCGATGCGCTGGTGAGCTTTGCCTATAACCTGGGCCTGCGCGCGCTGGAGAACTCGACGCTGCTGCGCCGGTTGAACGCCGGCGATCGGCAGGGAGCGGCCGACCAGTTCGGTCGATGGGTCAATGCGGGCGGCGTGCGGCTCGATGGGTTGGTTGCCCGGCGCGCGGCGGAACGCGCGCTGTTCCTGTCCTGATGCCCGAATGCGTCTGCACAACGATTCCCCCCTCAAAACGACGGAGATCTTGCCCAAATGATTGAAGATGAAATCCAACGCTCGCTGGCCGCGCTAACCCATCTGGCGGCTTACCCGCTGATCTTGCCGGATCCGCAGCAAGAAGGCGTGACCTATCAGAAGATCAGCGATCTGAAAGTGAACACCGGTCTGGTTGACAGCTCGCTGGTGCAGAGCCGTTTTCAGATCGTGCTGTACGTGATCGACGATTACTCCCGGCTGATCGCTCTGGATAAGGCGGTTTTGAATGCCTGGGAAGGGGTTCGGCATGGCCATATCGGCCAATGGCCGGTACAGGCTGTCGCGCGCAGCACCCTTCTGCAGAGCGCCACGCCCCTGGCGGATGACCGCGTTCAGTATCGGATGGCGCGCGATTACCTCATCACGCATTCCGAGGTGGCCGTGTGATCGCCATGAAGGTTTCCGGCATGGCGGAATTGACTCGCCGGTTGGAAACGATTCGGCGCGAGGTCACCAGCCACATTCTGCCGGAAGCCGGCCACGCCGCGTTAGCCCCGGTCCTTGGCACGATGCGGCAGTGTGCCGATCGGGGGGCGCCAAACAGCGAGCCATCGCTGAGCGCCGGCATCGCGATACGCCCGATCGTTACCGGATGGAACGCGGTGACGTTGCGCGTCGGCCCCAGTAAACAGCATTACCACCGAGCCCTGGCGCAGGAGTACGGCACGGCAACGCAAGCCGCCGCCCCGTTTATTCGCCCTGCGCTGGATCACCATAAGCACCAAGTGTTACGCATCCTGGCGGCTAACGTCCGCTATGGCATCGAAAACCGGTAGCGACCGCTACCATCCTTCATCAAAAAAGAGAGAGAAAAACTATGGCTGATAAAACTTCGCCAGAATACGCCATGCTGCCTGCCGGCACTATCGTCAAATGGGGCACCGTTGGGGCTGCGCCCACGGCCATGAAGGCGCTGACCAACTGTAAAGCGGTGGGTGAAATGGGGCAAACCGGCGGTTTTGTCGATTGCACCACGCTGCTGGATACCGCCAAGCAGTTTATTTCCGACCTGCCGGAAGGCGCGGAGAAATCCATCGGTTTCATCGACGATCCGTCCAACGCCGATTTCGCGGCGCTGCTGAATGCGGCGGACAAGCGCGAAACGGTACAGTTTTACGTCGAGCTGCCGAACGGCCGCACTTCCACCTCCATCCTGTCGCTGTCCGGCTGGAAAATGAATGAGATCACCGCCCCGGCGAGCGAAGTCATTCAGATTACCGTTCAGGGCAAGCAAAACAGCAACACCTGGGGCTCGGTTACCCCGAAGGTGTGACGAACCGACGATCGCGCTGGCTTAACGCCTGAGGGCGCTCGACGCGATCGCTTCCGCCGCGGGCCATGTGGCCTGCGGCAATTTTCTTCATGCAGAGCACATTATATGAACAAGGAAAAACCGATGACTGAGAAATACGATCTGAAAGCGCTGAAAGCGGCGCTGCTGAAATCCGACGACCACGTGATCGAAACGCAGATCTTTGGCGCCAAAGCCTTTATCCGCCGCCTGAAAGCGGCGGAACTGCAGGAAAACGAAGACGGCATGAAGGCCGCCATCGACAGCGGTGATATGAACAAAGCCGCACAGCTCAACGTGCAGCTGCTGCTGTCTTGCCTGATGACGCCGGACGGCAAACGCATCCCGGCCGGCGCCTTGCCGAGCGTTGAAGATCTGCTGGCGGCGCACGACAACCCGACGCTGGTCGAAGCCATCGGCGCCGTTAAGCGCCATGCGGTCGGCAGCCTGGAGGAAGCGGAAAAAAACTGACTGACTCGCCCTGGCTGATGTTGGTGTTCCAACTGGCCGATCGCTGGGGTGAGTCGGATCCTCGCAAGATCGCCGCGCTGCCGGCGCACATCCTGAATCACTGGCGGGCATACTTCAAACTGCAAGGCATGACGGCCGATGCGGCGGAGAGTGCCCCCGTTCATCAATCCGGTCAGCCCGCGCAAAGCAGTATTGATATGCAGTGTGCTGACGTTATGCGAGTGCTGGGAAATGGCTGATACCGCACAGTTGGTCGTCGGGTTGCAACTGAATGACACCAACTTTAAAAACAAACTGACGGCGGCTTACCGTACCGCCGGGGAACAATCCGCCAAATTTAACCGCCAGGCTCAGCAGGACGCGAAGAAGACCGACGAGTCGTATCAACGCATCGGCGGCACGCTTGGTGGCCTGGCGGGAAAACTGGCGGGGCTGGCCGGCGTCGAGCTGTCGCTGCAGGGGCTCGCCGCCACGTCGCGCCAGTATGGGCAGGCGCTCACCGAACTTGCGTCCATCACCGTCGCTGCGACGGCGCAGATGAAGCAGTTGGACGACGCGGCTCGCCAGGCGAGCAGCGCCTCCGGCGAAGGCGGCAGCCGCGCGGAGGAGATGCTGAAACTGGCCGGCGGCCTGAATGACAGCGCGGCGGCTTGGCGCGATCAGGCGGCGGCGGCGCGCGGGGCGGCTCAGGCGACGACCGGCGTCGGTTCTGCCTCTCGCGTCGCCAACGTCGCGCTGGGGGTTCTTGGCGGCCCGATCGGTGTCGCCATCCAGGCGGGGTTGGCGATGCTGTACTTCCATGAGCAAAACCAATTGGCCCGTGAGTCGGCTTTGGCATTGAAAGATGCAGTAATAGAGACCGTCCCGACATTGGCTAAGATGTCTAATAAACAGTTAGCTGTAAAGCAACTGGATTATAGAGATCAGCTTCAGATGCTTTTTGATGAAAAAAAGCAGCTGCAACGTAATGAAACATATCTGAAAACACGGATAGAGCAGGCTAATAAAGCGGGGTGGATTGGCAGTCTCTTGTTTGGTAAGCCGGAGGACAGGAAGGAGGAGTTGATCAGAACGGCGGCGGATATGGAGTCGATGGATAAGGCCATCGAAACTGCTAAACGTAATCTTGACAATGTAAATGATGCTCGCTTTTTGGCTTATACAGAGCTTGGCCAACGTATTAGCCAGTTTCAATCTGATATTAATGCAATAGTAACTCCTGAGCAGCCTAAAGATGATCAGTCAGCTGCTGGTAGGTCAGGGGCAGATAAGAGTGGACAAGAAAAGCAGCAGGAGCAGTACATGAAGCTGCTTCAACAGCTCGCGGAACAATACGCGCCTGGGCAGACGACGGTACGCAAAGAGCAGGAAGCCAGCGAAGAACTGAAAACGCTTTATGGTAAGCGACTGTCGAACGAACGCGAATATCAGATCGCCAGTCTGGCGCAGCAGCAAGAAAATATGCGCCAGCGATTGAAAGCTGAAACCGACGCGAAACAGCTGGAGTACTCCAACCGGAACGCACAAATGACTTTGTCGCCTGAAGCCTATGAGCAAATGGTCGCAGAGCAGCAGATCAGAGAGTCGTTCCATCAACGTCGCCTGCAGTTGGACAAGGAGGTGGCAGATAAAAATTCCGAGCAATATGTGCAACAGGCAGACATTCTCGCGAGTGAACAGCAACGCCAACTGGATATTGTTCGCGATGCCGAACAGAAAAAAGCGGCGATTAAAGGGGATTATGTCGCCGGGTTGAAAAAGGGCCTGTTGGCTTGGACGGGTGATAGCGGTAACGTTTTTGAGAAAGTCAAAAACATAACGACCCAAACGTTTGATGGCATGGCCAACGCCCTGACTAACTTTGTCACCGTCGGCAAAGCCAGTTTCGGTGATTTTGCCAAATCCATCCTGAACGACCTAACCGGTATGATGATTAAGATGGCGATGTTTAACGCCCTTAAAACCGGTATGAGTTTCTTTTTGCCTACCGGTAACGATCCGGGGCCTGTGCCGATGTTCCCTAACGCCAAGGGCGGCGTGTACGCCTCGCCTTCGCTTAGCGCATTCAGCGGCCAGATCGTCAGCAATCCCACATTGTTCGCGTTCGCCAGAGGCGCCGGCTTGATGGGCGAAGCCGGGCCGGAGGCCATCATGCCGCTCAAACGCGGCGCGGACGGTTCGCTCGGCGTGCGGGCGATCGGCGGCGGCCAGCAGCCTGCGGCGGCGCCGAATGTCTACATCACCATCGAGAACGGCGGCAACGTCAGTTCGCAGGCCGATCCGGGATGGGGCGAGTTCGGTAAACAGATGGGGAATATCGCCGCGCAGGAAAGCCAGAAGGTGATCAACCGCAACCTGATGCCTGGCCAGCCGATTTGGAAAGCAATCAAGGGGATGTAATGGGCATTCAGACATTTGAATTTCCGGCGCGCGTCAATGCCGCCGGCGATACGCGTTTTCGCGTCAGAAAGGCGCAGTTCGGCGACGGCTATGCGCAGGTTTCCGGCGATGGCATTAACCCGATCGTGCGCTCCTGGGATCTGACCTTTGTCGGCAAGTATGACTACATCACGCCGATCATCGTCTTTCTGGAAAACCATCACGGGGTGAAGTCCTTCCAATGGACGCCACCAACTCAGGTTCCCGGCCTGTACCGCTGCGAGGGCTATAAGCCGGTCGCCATGGGCGGGGACAACTATTCACTGACGGCCACGTTTACCGAGGCCTTCCACGTTTAACCGGGGGAGACGATGCTGAATTCAGATTTGCAAAAGCTGGAGCCGGGCAACCGCATCCGCCTGATTGAGGTAGACGGCACCCGGTTTGGCGCCGATATTCTGCGCTTTCATTGCGATACCCTGCCTTTTACGCCGCAAGAGTTGGCTGCCGCCGGCGGTGATGAAACCAAACTGCCGGCGAAATCGGTCTGGTGGCAGGGGCAGGAGTACGGCCCGTGGCCGTTTAGCGTCGAAGGGCTGGAGATCTCCGCCGACAGCCAGGGCAATGCGCCGAAGCTGTCAGTCGCCAATATCAATGGCCTGATCAGTGCGCTCTGCCTGCAGTTTGAGGACATGGCGCAGGCCAAGGTGCGGATCCACGACACGCTGGTGCACTACCTTGACGCCCGCAACTTCCCGCAGGGGAACCCTTCGGCCGATCCGCTGCAGGAAAAGCTGCAGGTGTTCTACATCGATCGCAAGGCGACGGAAAGCGACGAGGCGGTGGAGTTCGAGCTCTCCAGCCCGGCGGACCTGCGGGGATTGCGCATCCCGACCCGGCAAATCCACAGCCTGTGCACCTGGTGCTCGCGCGGCGGCTATCGCACCGGCAAGGGCTGCGATTACGCCGGTAGCCGTTACTTTGACGACAAGGGAAACCCGGTGGATGACCCGAGCCTGGATCGCTGCGGCGGGCTGCTGAGCGACTGCCAAAAACGCTTTGGCGAGCACGAGCCGCTGCCGTTCGGTGGCTTCCCCGGCGCGGCGTTAATCCGGCAGTAGGGGGCGAGCATGAAAGAAAAAACTGCGGCGGCCATTATGGCGCACGCCAGGGCCGAGTACCCGCGCGAATGCTGCGGCGTGGTGGCGCAAAAATCCCGCGTGGAGCGCTATTTCCCGTGCCGCAACCTGGCGGATAATCCCACAGAGCAGTTTCACCTGGCGCCGGAAGACTACGTGGCCGCCGCCGAATGGGGCACCATCACCCTCATCGTGCACAGCCACCCGGACGCCACCACGCAGCCGAGTGAACTGGACAAGGCGCAGTGCGACGCGATGGAGTTGCCCTGGGCGATCGCCAGCTGGCCGGAGGGGGATTTACGCACTCTCTTGCCGCGTGGCGACCTGCCGCTGGTGGGCCGCCAGTTCGTGCTGGGGCATACCGACTGTTGGGGGCTGGTCATGAGCTACTACCGGCAGGAGCACGGCATAACGCTTCAGGATTACCGCGTTGATTATCCGTGGTGGGAACGGGGTGAAAACCGCTATCTGGAAAACTGGTATGTGTGCGGCTTTCGCGAGTTCGATGGCCCGCCGCAGCCGGGGGATATGGCGATCATGCAGGTTGCGGCGCCGGTGGCCAACCACGCCGGCATTCTGCTGGCTGATGGCCTGTTGCTGCACCATATGTATGGCATGCTCAGCCAGCGGGTGCCTTACGGTGGGTATTGGAAGGAGCGGACGGTGAAGGTGCTGCGCTACAAAGAATTAATAACATGATTTTGTCATGGATTATCCATCTGCTAAGATATGGCTTCTTTCTAATATCTATAGGGAATTGGTGGAATGACACGTGTTTTATTTCTTATAATTGCAACATTGTTCTTGTCTGGTTGCATGGCTACACCATCAGCAACGCAATTAAGTAATGCTAATTATGGAACACTTCCAGATTCATACAAAGAAAATATTCAAAATGCAATAAGCGTTGGTTTGAAAGATCCTGACTCCGCTAAATATAAGTTTGGTGAGCCGAGAAAAGCTTACTTACAAGGTGGCCTGTCTGAAGATTTTAAAATGTATTATGGCTGGGCTATCCCTGTGGCAGTAAATGCAAAAAATAGTTATGGTGCATATGTTGGATATAAAACTATGTATTATATGTATTCAAGTGGCAGGCTTTTTGATGCGACTTTAAAATTTAACTCAGGTTATGCCAAAGCGTTATAAATAACCATGTGCAGTATATAAGCTCGCTTGTGCGGGCTTTTTTATTGGGGTTTATATGACATTTATCAATATTCCACTCAGAACCATTCGCTTTCACGGCCCTATGGTTAACGCATTCGGCCGCGAATTTAAATATCGGGCGCCAACGGTGCCAAAAGCGATCGATGCGATGAAAAATCTGCTTCCAGGCTTTGAACGCTACATGCTTGAAGCGCACAAACGCGGCCTGACATTTTCTATTTTCGTTGGTAAACGCAATGTCGGGCAGGATGAGCTGGAGCTCACCAAAGGGTCGGAAGAGATTCACCTTGTTCCCGTCGTGATTGGGAGCAAGCGCGCTGGTTTATTCCAAACTATTTTAGGTGTGGCATTAATTGGCGCGGCCATAGTGTTTTCACCTGCTGGCCTGGGGGTCTTTTCGGCAACCGGCGGGTGGACGACTATGGCTTATACAGGTGCCGCAATGGCTCTTGGCGGCGTCGTCCAAATGCTTTCCCCGCAAATGGGCGGGCTGCGCATGCGGCAAGGCCCGGAAAATAAACCGAGCTATGCCTTTGGCGGGCCGGTCAATACCACGGCGCAGGGCAACCCCGTCGGCGTGCTGTACGGCACGCGTGAAATTGGCGGGGCGATTATCTCCGCGGGCATTTATACCGAAGACCAGCAATAACCATCATCCGTTTGAACAGACAGCCGCAATAGCGGCTTTTTTTATGGGCGAAATATGGCACAGAACATGATCCGTGGGCGAAAAGGCGGCGGCGGTGGCGGCCACACGCCGGTAGAATCGCCGGACAGCATTCAGTCGATCGCCAGAGCGAAGATGTTGTTCGCATTGGGCGAAGGGGAGTTTGCCGGCGGGCTGGATGGCACAAACATTTTTGTTGACGGCACGCCGGTATTGAGCAGCGACGGAACGGAAAACTTTCCCGGTTTCCGCTGGGAATTCCGCCCTGGTTCGCAGGCGCAGGAATATATCCAGGGCATACCCGCCGTTGAGAATGAGATCTCGGTTGGCAGCGAACTGAAAAGCGGCGCGCCGTGGGTGCGTTCCGTCTCGAACCTGCAACTTTCCGCCGTTCGCCTGCGCCTGGGGTGGCCCATGCTGCAAAAGCAAGCGGACAACGGCGACGTCAACGGCTATCGCATCGAGTATGCCATCGACGTGGCGACCGACGGCGGCAGCTACCAGGAGGTGCTAACGGCGGCGATCGACGATAAAACCACCTCGCTGTATGAACGCTCGCACCGCATCAACTTGCCGAAGGCCACCACGGGATGGCAGCTGCGCGTGCGTCGGTTGACGCCTAACGCCAACAGCGCCCGGATCGCCGACCGCATGAACATCGAGGCGCTGACCGAAATCATCGACGCCAAGCTGCGCTACCCGAACACTGCGCTGCTTTACGTGGAGTTCGACTCAAAGCAGTTCCCCAACATCCCGAAGATCAGCTGCAAACCGCGCGGCCGCCTGATCCGCGTGCCGGACAACTACGATCCGCAAACGCGCAGCTATACCGGCATCTGGAGCGGCGGCTTTAAGTGGGCCTACAGCGATAACCCGGCTTGGGTGTTTTACGACATTATTTTGGCCGAGCGCTTTGGCCTGGGCGACCGCATCGACGCTTCCCAGGTCTCCGAGTCCGAGCTGTATCGCATCGCGCAGTATTGCGATCAGCCGGTGCCGGACGGGCGCGGCGGCGAGGGCATGGAGCCGCGCTTTACCTGCAACGTATATTTGCAGTCGCGGGAAGAGGCCTGGACGGTGCTGAGCGATTTGGCCGGCATCTTCCGAGGCATGACCTATTGGGGGCAAAACCAAATGGTCGCCCTGGCGGACATGCCGCGCGATATGGACTTCACTTACACCCGCGCCAACGTCATCGACGGCAAGTTTACCTACTCGTCCGCCAGCGAACGCACCCGCTACAGCACCGCGATGGTCAGCTGGTCCGATCCGGGCAACCATTACGCCGACGCGATAGAGGCGGTATTCGACAGCGATCTGGTGCGCCGCTATGACGTGAACCAGACCGAACTGACGGCCATCGGCTGCACCACGCCGAGCGAAGCGAATCGCCGCGGCCGTTGGGCGCTGTTGACCAACAGCAAGGATCGCACGGTCAGTTTCTCCGTGGGGCTGGACGGCATGATCCCCATGCCGGGGCATATCGTCGGCGTGGCGGACCAGATGCTGGCCGGGCGGGTGATTGGCGGGCGCCTCAGCGGCGTGGACGGCCGTAAACTGACGTTGGACAGAAAGCCGGGCGCCAAAGCCGGCGATCGCCTGATCGTCAACCTGCCATCCGGCCGGGCGCAGGCGCGCACCGTGCAGGCGGTGAATGAATGCGTAGTGACCGTCACTACCGCCTACAGCGAGACGCCGGCGCCGGAAGCGGCCTGGTCCATCGACGCGGACGATCTGGCGGTGCAGCTTTACCGCGTGGTGGGCATCGCCGATAACGGCGACAACACCTATACCGTCAACGCCGCGGAACACGATCCGAATAAATACGCCCGCATCGATACCGGCGCGCGTATCGACGATCGGCCGATTTCCATCATTCCGCCCGGCGTGCAGGCGCCGCCGAAAAACATCGCCATCGACAGCTACTCCTCGGTGAGCCAGGGGATCGCCATTACCACCCTGCGTGCCGCCTGGGGCGCGGTTGAAAATGCCATCGCCTATGAGGCGGAATGGCGCAAAGATAACGGCAACTGGGTGTCGGTACCGCGCACCTCGGCGCTCGGCTTCGAAGTGCCGGGGATTTACGCCGGTCGTTATCGGGTGCGCGTGCGGGCCATCAACGCCAGCAATGTGTCGTCCATCTGGGCGACCTCGATGGAAACCTACCTCAAGGGCAAAGAGGGTAAGCCGCCGATGCCGGTCGGCTTCAAGGCATCGCCTTTGCTGTGGGGCATTCAGCTCGACTGGGCGTTCCCGTCCGGCGCTGAAGATACGCTGAAAACCGAAATTCAGTATGCGGACAACGCCGCCGGAAATAACGCGATGCTGCTGGCCGATATCCCGTACCCGCTGCACACCCACGCCATGACCGGGTTGAAGGCCGGCCAGGCCTTCTGGTTCCGTGCGCGGCTGCAAGACCGCACCGGCAATCAGGGGGACTGGACGGGTTGGGCCGCCGGGCAGGCGAACGCGGACGCCGGCGATTATCTCGAGAACATCGGCGACGATCTCCTGACCGCGAAAGACGGTGAGCGGCTGGTGGGCGATATCGACACCAATATCGACGCCATCTTGCAGAATGCGCTGGCCAACAATGCGACGGTGGATCACCAGTGGGCGCAGTACGGTACGGTGCGCGCCGATATCATGGTGGTGAAAACCACCATCGCGGAGGTCGATCGCGGGCTGGCCGAGATGAAAACCCAGGTGCAGGCGCAGATTGACGACGTCACGGCGGTGCTGGAAGACAAACTGACGGCGACGGTCGACGCCGACGGTGCCACGGCCATCCATACGTTGAAAGCGGGTGTGCGGGTGAACGGTGCCTTCTACAACGCGGGTATGTCGATCGCGGTATTGGCGGAAAACGGCAGGCCGGTCACCACCCGCGTGGGCTTTAACGCCAATCAGTTTGTGCTGATGAGCGGCAACAACAGCAATCAGTATTCGCCGTTTGCCGTGGTGGATGGACAGGTGTTTATTAGCGATGCGTTTATTCGCAATGGCACCATCGATAGCGCCAAGATCGCACAGCATATCCAGTCTTCTAATTGGATAAACGGGCAGCGTGGCTGGGCGATAAATAAAGATGGCGGGGCACAATTCAATAACATTAGCGCCCGTGGAGCTATATATGCCGACACCGGTGAGTTTAAAAATGGCGTAATTGGCAATTGCCGGATCCTCGAGAATTGCTCCATTGAGGGGAAACTTTCCGCCGCGAATATCGAAGGCGCGATCATGGATGGCTCGATGTTAAGCTGGGGGTCAGGATATACAAATGATAGCCGCGCCTTAAAATTTAGTGGTAATAGTGTAATACCAGTTCGTGTGTTTGGACGGATACAGATAACAAGATACGGTTCTCCATATCCTCATTTTTATGGTGGTGTAAGAAAAAACTCAACAAGTGGCAGTTATTTACCTGAGTCGACAGGTAGTTCTGATTCTGGTAAGTCGGTGTCAATTGTTTTTATTGATGAATACCTTGGTAAGGGACAGTCTGTTTTTTGGCAATTGGCCGTTGGGCAGGTAGATCAGTCATCTTCTGCCAGACAGTCAACAAGCTTTTTAGTGGAGCTATTTTCATCGCCTCAGTATACGGCCTTCAGTTTAGATTAGTTAACAGTCATTTATAAAGGAGAGCACTATGCCCGCAGGCACTCTAACCCTAACGAATAATTCCGCCGTAGTGAAAGGTACGGGGACGGCATTCAATACCGAGCTGAAAGCCGGTGATTTCATCGTGAGCGTTGTCGGTGGCGTCACCTATACGCTGCCGGTAAAAACGATTGATAACGCCACTCAGGTAACGCTGGTTAAAGCCTATGACGGCCCGGCTCAGCAAAGTGTTGCCTGGAGTGCCGTGCCGCGTGACACGATGAACGCCATCACCGCCCAACTGGCCACCGAAACGGCGAAAGCCTTGCGTGGGTTGAATTTCGATAAAGAGAACTGGCAACAGGTCTTCAGCAGTAGCGGAAACATTACGGTGACGTTACCTGACGGCAGCACTTACACCGGCCCTGCCTGGAATAGTTTTACCGCTGCATTGAATTTGAAGGCGGATAAAACAGAAGTCGATAAAAAGGCCAATAAAAGCGACCTCGGTAACTCGGCGTCCCGTGATGTTGGTACTACCGCAAACACTGTGGCCGCTGGAAACGATAATCGCCTGGGTACTATCAATGGGAAAACTGGTGGATTGATAAACGGGATAGTAAAAACTCAAGGGGTTAATGGAATTGTCGTTGATGCGTGCACTGCCATTGGTTGGGATGGTTCTACCTGGATTTGCCCCTATAACTCCAGACTCATAGACTCTCATATTTAG